CCAGCTAACCTGTTGCTGGGAGCCATCATTGCCAATGGAGTCTCGTACTCTTCTGCTGTTTACGCACAGGAGGGACGTGAGATGATTATTGAGAAATTGATGAAAGAACGAGCTGCTATGCCATTGATTATTAAAGACAACCGGAATCGATTCGGAAAGCTTGTGGTTGGATCTGCTACTGTACTTGCGAGTGCATTGATTGCAGTGAAGATTTACAAGGCATTTCGAGTTTTGAATCCTATTGAAAGTGATAGTCTGTTGCACCCTGAGGATGCTAAGGATATTGAGAATCGTAAGCGTCTCCCTAATGATTGGGTAGACACGCACGTGAAGAATCCGGATGCAGAGGATCCAGGTACTGCAACACTTGAGCAATTGACAGAGATAGCGGCAGCAAACAGTTATACGGTTGAGTATGTAGGTGAAACAACTTCGCGCACATTTGGTGTGGTGATGCACAATGGTGCGTTGTTGGTTCCCCGTCATGCACTTGTGGAAACTGGAGCTACTGAGATTCGTATGATTCGAAAAGCAAAGGTGCCATGGAGTGTGACGATTGGATTGGATAAAGTAAATGTTAAGATGATTACCGGAAAGGACTTCGCCGTTATATACAGTGCGAAGATCCAAGGACGGAATTTGTTGAAACATTTGCGTGATAAAGAAAGTGACACTAGTTACTTCTTTTCTATGAGTACTATGGGTAGATATGTGTATCGTGATGGTGAACGAACACACATAGATGAAACCCGTATGTCTTATAGTCCAAGAATCCATACTACTCGAGGAGGAACATTTCCTGGATGGCAGTATCGTTTACGAGAGCCTTCCTTCCAAGGAGCTTGTGGTGCCGCTCTACTTGTTATGAGTGGGCGCCGAGCTGTCTTTGGAGGAATTCATCTCGGTGGACGAGGCAACACAGGAGGTGGTGGTTCTTTCACAGCTGAGGATTTTGACGAAGCCCGAAAACACTTTGAGCACTTACCCGATCTGGCGGATGCAGGGAAGTATCAAGAAGTGATTGAGGGAGAGAAACATGCTGATTTAGGTGCAGAAATACCCAAAACTCACCCGATTAATTTCGTGGCGATTGATGGGCCCGTAGAAGTTCTAGGCACCGCAACTGGAGAGTGCACAGCATATTCCTCTGTGAAACCCACTATGATTTCGCATTCTGTTACCCGAGTGACAGGGATTCCGAATGAGTGGGGGGCGCCGAAGTTGAATCCATGGTACAATGCCTACCATTTGGACTTGACAAAGAGGGGATCCCAACCCAAGGGATTCAAAGTGAGTGAGCTGCAGGCGGCAGTGTTGGACTTTACGACTACATTCGTTTACGAGTTCAACAAGGCTTCTCCTTCTGTGAAGGAATCTCTCATTCGCGTGCCTTTGAATAGATATGAAACATTATTCGGTGTGGATGGTGTTTCCTTCATTGATAGGATGAAGTTTATCACGGCCATCGGTTGGCCATTCAAAGGTCCTAAGAGCAAGTTCTGTATATTGGATGAAAACGGTGAGATTATTGATTTCCAGCCCTGGGTGTGGGAAGCTGTCTTTAAGGCGAAAGAAGCTTTACTAGCCGGGTTTCGGATCAATGCCACCTACAAGGCACAGATCAAGGATGAGATCACCAAGTTGTATAAAGACGATGGGTCTGAGAACGACAAGGTGAGGATTTTCACTTGTGCTCCTATTGTGCTTCAAATCTTGCTGCGAATGTATTTTCTTCCAGTGGCAGCTCTATTATCAACTTTCCCGTTGGTGTCTGAGTGTGCTGTTGGAATTAATGCTTCCGGGCCGGACTTTGACGAGCTTATTCGTCATTTAGCCCCCAGCAAGGACACGAAGCTCATTGCCGGAGATTTCTCTAAGTTTGACATTGGAATCTCTGCTGATGCAATGGGAGCCGCTTTCCAGGTTATGGCGAACCTGGCTGAGCGCTGTCTTGATTACAGCAAGGAGGATCTTCGTATGATGTCCATGTTGGCAAATGAAGTGATGAACCCAGTGGTTGCGTACCATGGGGCATTGCTGCAGTTATCTGGTTCTAATCCTTCGGGACAGAACATGACTGTTTATGTCAACAGCCTTGTGAACAGCTTGTATCATCGATGCGTGTACAGACGTATATGTGGCGCATCAAACCAACGATTCAGTGACGTGTACCGCCTGACTACGTATGGAGATGATAGCTTGGGTGCCCCAATGCCCGAGATTCAAGATAAGATGACCTTTAACACCATTAAGGCAGCTTTTGAAGAAGTTGATATCAAGTACACCCCGGCAGACAAATCGGAGAACGCGCCCGATTTTGTTTCTCTTGAAGAGGTGGACTTTCTCAAGCGCAAACCAGTTTTCAACAAAGAGTTGGAGATGTGGATGGGAGCGCTTGACATTAAGTCCATTGTCAAATCCCTGCATTGCAGTGCCAGTTCTACTCTGCCACCTGATGCGGCGGCGATTGTGAATCTGGACAATTCCATCAGAGAAATGTTCAATCACGGTCGCGAGTCGTATGAGGATTGGCGGAAGAAAGTGGGCCTGATTGCAGATGATCATAACCTGCGCTACGACTTGTCGTTGCTGGGATATGATTTCGATGCGTACCTTGAGCGTTATAAAGCTCGGTACCTTCGAGACCAACTTTAGTCGGTTATTTAGACAATGCACGGGGGGTTTTACCAACTCTCCCTCCGTGTAGATGACAATGCCGCAATTTTGAAAAGAAGAGGACTCACGTGCATTTTTGATGCAACAGCACGTGTTTTAATATATGTATCACCCAAAGTTTTGATGATTTACAAATGATAAAGTGGGCTCTGCACGACAACCCACTGGTGAAGAAGCAATACCTCCT